CGCGGTAGCAAGTGGTTTACAAGAGAGGGCCGCGCCAACGTACGCGCCGGAATAGGAAGCCGCACGGTCCAGCCCAACGCAGAAGCCACCACAAAGCAGCGCGTAACGCCAGCTACCGCCAAATAACGCATAGTTATTCTGGCCATTATTGAACCAGAGGCCGTCGGCCTCATAGGTCGTACCAGAACCATTTGCTGTGACCGGCAGTCTGCCATAGGGCATCGTCTTCATGGTGTTAATGTAGCCGCCAGAAGTACCAGCAGGAGTTGCGCCAGAAATGGACAGATAGTTCGTGCCATCGGTATTGTAATCGGTAGCGACGGAACCGTCCTTGGTACCACGGGTGATCTTCACCTTCTGAGTACCGTTGGCGTTAATATAGCCTGCGGTTCTTCTCCACAGATTACCCCACCAGTTTTCCATACCGAATACCTTAACGCCGGAAGTCTGATCATCTTCACCCCAGAACAGACCCTTTGTATTCATGGTGCCCTGACCGATAGCCGACGTATTGCCGTCCTTACATCTACCATAGCCGTAGGATACCTGATGGTCGGTACTCTTGGCCATCATAGTCAACAGATCGCAAATCAGCAGTCTGTCAGCCAGGACTTCGATATACCAAGCATCGGCGCCATTTGCCTTGGCATAGGTGATTTCATCGGACGCAGTCTTGGATACCAGATTCGCCTGACCAGAAATGGAACGCAGACGATTGGACACCAGAGAACCATAGTAGATGGGGGTGTAGAAATGGTCGATCTCTTTGTTGTTCTTATCGTAGTTGGTCCAGCATTCCCAATCATCACCCAGAGGAATATCGCAACAACGGAACTTATAGACATCGTCCACAAGTTCACGCTTAGTGTAGATCTTGGGCCACTCCATCATAGCGTTACCGCCAAAAGAAGTATTGGCAACGTCAGAAGTGCTGCCGTCAACCTTCTTGGTGTAATCATTGGGATTCAGGTACTGATCCACGATGCCTGCATAGGTCAGCATGCAGGGTCTGGGCATGAAGGCTTCGCCAGGAGTGCTAGGCCAGTTGCCATAGTTAAACACGCCGGTGGAGAAATTCATCTTAGCAGCGGCGTAAGCGGCGTTGTCAACATCAGAAGGATAAGTAACACGAGTCGCAGGGTTGCTATCAGAGGTATCCAGGTCATAACCAAACAGATAAGAATACATCATACCCTTACCGATTGCACGGTTCACCTTATTGCGGGAATATACACCCTGAGTGGTGTAAGGGAATGCAGCGTAATAATATACTTCGCCGGCAACAATATCCGTATCGTACAGAACCTCATCTCGAGCGATAACAGCGAATTCCTCGCCATCGAATTCAGTTTCAGGATAACCGGTTGCACTCTTACGAATAACTGCTCCGGCGACAGTACACAGAAGCTGTCCATCGACAATAGTGTCATTAGGCAAATTAGCAATGATCTTAATACGGGGGCGATCATTCTCCATATCGTAACTGGACGATGCGGCGAACGTGAGCATATTACTAGGCTCAATGCCACCGAAGAAATGTCTGTTTTTACCAAAAATCAGATCTTCTTCAGCCATTTTGATTTTTCTCCTTTCGAGAGTAAAGTTAATAGTATGTGACAGTCGTATCGATCAGCTTACCATCTGTAGAGAAATGCTTGACTAGCTTGGCCACATCCGCGCTATTGGAACTGCGCAGAATCGTAGTCATAGTAAGGAAGCCGTCAGTAAACGTCTTAGTAAGAGTACGGCCATCGGTTGCGGTAGAGACAATTTCGGTACCGTCACCAGAGAACACCTTACTGCCATCAGCAAAACCGACCAGCAAAATGCGATTGATCTCCTCTCTGTCAATCTCGTTCTGAAGATTACCAGCAGCGTCTTCGCTCAACTGTCCTTTCATCTGGTTGAACCATTCAAGGAAATCATTCTGCTCGCTAGCAATCCAGTCATCTAAGACTTTCTGCTCTGCGGTCAGGTCGACTTTCATCTGTTCAAACCATTCTTCGAACTCGTCCTTTTCTTTTTCAACAAATTGATCTAACTCATTCTGCCACTGTCCAAGTAGTTGATCCAAGCTAGCTGTCTGCAAAATGCCAGTAACGAAAGGACATTCTGTGGTACCTATAAGATTTGTAATGTCAGCCTGAGTAATCTCAGAAGTATTAGCTTTGACATTCACAAGCGCTAAAGGGACTTGCCTCTTAGTCTTAGTATTCTCTAGCGTTGCTCGCACAGGAACACTGGAGGCCACACCTTTAATGATTTTAATGTCATTCCAACGCACAGTTTCGCTGGAATCGAACTCCATAATAACGGTATCTATACGGCTTAAAACAACGTCCGAAACATCATGACTAACTGGAAGATCCGCATCATTTTCAAGCCAAGAGGCCAAATACCACGCCTTACCTGGTCCAACTGTAATATTCATACCACCAGCGGATTTGACGGCAAAACAGCTACCGATTGATGCAAGAATACCATCGAGGATAATTCCATCGAAACAATGTCCGAAATGTATTGCGTTGTACATTCGATCCTTGTTTAGAGAGTTAAAGAATCCACAAGTTGTGCTCAAATATCATTCTCCTTTCCCGATTACTCCACAATTACAAACGTGGGATATGCTTTTTTGCCACTTTGATCCTGAGAATGGATAAACTCCGTCACACGGGATTTGGATGCGGCACCATATTCATTTGCGACCTGAACGATATCGCCCATGAAAAAATCTTCACCGTACACAAACATGTTTACGGTATCGACTTCACCCTCGAAGGTTTTTACAGCCGTATATTCAGCCAATTCTTCCAAACCCTTTTGCTTAAGTTCGGCCTGATACTCAGCATCCGTAAGGGTTCTATCAGATGTTTTCTTCGACAAATATCGAACGTCTGTAAATAACTCCCTGCGGTTTAATCCAGTTTCAACGCCAGCTTCCGTAGTTACTTCCAAAGTAACGCGGTTGTTGTCCTCTCCCTCACCAGCAACTAAAGTCACGTTTTTGAAATTCTTATCGGATTCCAAATAGTTACTGTTGATGATATTCTCAAATTTAGGCGAGAAGACCACATAAGGATTAGCAAGCTGGTCGTAAGAACGGTCCGTTCCAGCATAAAGAGAAAATGCAAACTGTCCGTCGTCCGTCAAAATTACTTTGAAACCAATACTTACAGATTCGCAAATAGACACGATGGTATCATATAGTCCTTTTCCCTGTTCTATCTGTGTTTCCAAAGTAAGTTCTGTGATGGCCGGATCTGTTGATTCAACAAATATGAAGTTATCAATCTTTCGATTCGGATCTGTGGGATTGATTATGGCATCGTCCAGGAGCTGCTTGATTCCATTTTGAAGTGATCCGGTCAGCGTCGTCATATTCCAGACAATACGCCGGCAGAGGATTGATTCGAGAGATCGTCCAGTAACGATCAGTTTATTTCCCGCCTCCGCATCGGATACAATTTCACGACCTTCAACGATCATGGTATGTTCCGAATCCCGGGACCAAAGATAATACCCCGGCTGGATCTCCGAAATAAGCTGGATGCTCACGGGTGTATACACCTCAAAGTCACCGTACTTGTAATATCGGTCGGTCCAAACCAGGGATTCATAGGTATCAAGCAAAGATGAAGATTCAAGTTGTGTGTTAAGTATTAAGATATCCATATTTACACACCCTCAAATATTGTTCGATTCTCAATTCTAAACTGAAGATTCTCCAATCCGTCCTCGACGGTATATGCGAAAAGGTTATCACCTTTGGATAGCTGAAACCAATCGGCATCACGATCGAGACAATTTAGAATGTTTGTGCGGATACCATTTCTTAACAAATAAATTGATTTATTACGTTTTACGGTGCTGATAATAATATCATCGCCAGCAATGATGCCAGAACCAGTAATTTGTGCGAGTTTTTCTGTATCGATAGACATCGACTCTCTGGTAATGGTATTGAATATTGTAATATTTCCAGCTTCACCAATAGCATGAATACTAATAATCATGCCTATCTCAGCATCGCCCGTATAATAAACGGTCTGGTAAGTATCTTGGGACTGAGCGCCAAATTCAATAAGGTTCTCATTAAGAGATTCATTCGAGAACGGAAACTCAAATCCCGATTCGATGCCGTGGAAAACAACGACGTTAGTACCATCTTCTCCATGGGAATAGAAATATGGATCATGACAGATGATGGAGATCTGGATAGATTCCTGCTTGCTGAAAATATCAGGGGTGTTGGTCTCCACATAGCCACTAATTTCGCAAATACGATTGTCAGTCTCGATTATGAGCGTGACAGGTTTCTTGATCGGGAAATACTTATAGGAAGACTGGCGAGTATGTTCGATCGTAGGGTTAGGAAACAGAATCAACTTCATCACAATATTCCGCGCATCCAGTCTCGCAGAATTGTAAACGGAGCCATCGTCGGTTGAGTTTTCGGTAGCATTGATATTAGCTTTAGGAGGACCCAATCCATCGATTTCTTTAATGAGGAAGCCAGATTCCTCCGGCCTCCCCAATTCCATTTTGAGTGATTCATTGAGGTAATTGACAACGGTGACAGATTTAATCATGCGTTCTTCAATACCTCCTTCGTAGTTGCGAACAGATTATTTGTCTGTCTGTAGATTTCGACTCTGGACAGAGCCTTCGGGGAATAGTTATTCTGGGTGAAATTATTCACAACAGATCTTGTTGTTTCAACAGGAATCGCATCAGGGGTCGTAGTATAGCCATTGCTTCCGATTGACACGGAGCGAACGTTACGCAATGTAGTGCCAAGAGTTAAGCCTCTGGTTTCGGCGAACAGCCTATCCATCCGATTAACGCCAGCATCGATATCCGACAGATCCAGTACGGGACGAATTGTAGGTTCGGAAGACAGTTCGGTAGATAGCACGCTGGACAATCTACTAAGAGAAGCATTCATGCTATCAATAGCGGCACCAGCAACAACCTCGGATGCAGAAGTAACAACGCGAACATGCTTAAGCATACCAATTGCCATGCCCTCATCGTTGTACATACCGATATGTTCGAATTCCTTGGAAGGAGAATTCTGATCAAGCTTGGACTTTGCGGCCTGAAGAGCAGCAGCAGCCATAGCTTCAGCGGCAGATACAACAATATAAGTACCGTTTTTGATACCTTGAGCGAAGCCAGCAGCGGCATTGTAGCCAACGTCGGTCCATTCGCTGTTGCGAGAGGAAATCTCACTGGCAGCACCATCGGCAATGCCACGAGCAGCATTATTAACCTCGTTTGCCTGAGATTCCATACCAGTAACGAAGCTCGTGATGGCATTCGTCGCTGCTGTCTGAATCTGAGGTTCTGCTTCTGCGAATGCGGTTGTAAAACCTTCAATACCAGTTGTAGCAACCTGAGCAAGGGACTCGCCAAAACTTGCAAAGCCAGCAAAGTCGATTCCACTAACTCCCGTTGCCATGTTAACGAGTCTCTGCATCGTATCCATAGTAGCGCCAAGAGAAGCAACGTCGATGCCGGCAACGGATGCGGCATAGCTTGACAGATAACTGCCGAAAGTTGCAAGATCGGCACCGAATGTACCTAAATCGCCCTTACCTCCACCTATCTTATCCCACAAAGTAGATATGGACGGCATATTCTCGCTCATGGTTTTGAGCATCTCAGCAGCCTCAACGGATTGTTCAATGGAAACCAAATCCAATCCGACGACACTCTGAGAATAGCTATTCAATGCTCGACCAAAGGAGGAAAGATCGGATGCAAATGTTCCGAGATCACCGCCTCCAGTAGCTATAGCATCCACCCATGTACTAATACCGGGAGCTGTGGAAGCAAGCTCAACGAGCATATTAGCACCTTCGATAGAGGTTTCAATTGCAGCTACATCCAAGCCGGCAACGCTGGTTGCATAACTCTTCATAGCCGTGCCGAATGCCGTCAAATCAGTGGCGAACGTTCCCATATCACCTTTACCGCCAGCAAGGGCATCCCACTGCGTGGAGATTCCGGGAACAATGCCTGCAAGTTCGACAAGCATCTCGGCAGCGCCAACAGAGATCTCGATAGCGCCAACATCAAGTCCTGCTACGCTGGCGGCATAGCCAGACATTGCAGTACCGAAAGATGTAAGATCTTCGGCGAACGTGCCGAGATCACCCTGAGCACTGAAGAAGCTGAACAGATTTGTGGTGCCGGAAATCTTAGATGCCAGTTCTGCCAGGCTGTCGACAGCCGTGGATGCAGTCGTGATAGCATCAATGTCTGCCGGGGACAGTTCAGAAATTGCATCGGAGAAAGACGTGAGAATCTCTCCAAATTCAGGAGCCATATCGGCAAACCTGCTGAGCGAATTACCTGGTCCAATGGATGCCCAAGCAGAAGCAGTGGTTGCATCTGCAATAGCGCTTATAGCTTTGGCAAGAGACTCCGCTCCAGCGCCGGCATTAGGATTGATGGCAGAAAGTTCGTCAGTGAACTGTCTTATGTCGGAACCCATCTGAGGAAGTCCGCTTGTAACTCCAGCGCCAAGACTTCCAATAAGATTACCCACGAAAGAACCGATTGCAGTACCGATCTTTCCGAGTGCATCAGCACCTTTTCCGAACAGATCATGGTCGCCACAAAGTTCGGCAATTCCTCCTATTGCAAGAACAATCGCCGTAAGAGTGCCGAATACTGCGAGTAACCCGATAGCTACTTTGCCAGCGGCCGCTACAGGAACGGCTCGCAAGATTGCCATCGCACTGGACATCGCGATCAATACTGCGGAAAGGCCCAATGCATTTTGCAGGTTAGAGGTGGCATCAAGGTTTGATAGCGCGTATAGGCAGCCAGCCAAAATACCAATCACAACGCCTATTGCTAGGATTGTACCAGTAGCTTTGCCGGCCAGTCTGGTCATACCGACGATAACTCCCAAAATAGCACCAATGACGCCAATTGTAGCCGCAGCCATGAATAAACCAGTCGAATTAGTCTTTCCGACCGCAGCAAGAAGCCCTAATGCAAGAGAAAGCGCGAGGATGCATCCCGTTATGACAATCAATGTTGTATTAGCTTTTTTAGATAAACCAGTCAATGCTATAACCAGGCCAAGAACTACACCAATAATGCTTATTGCCCCAACAGCTCGCCACAGACCATTCACATCTAATCCACTCAATACTTTGACAGCACCGGAAAGTAAAGTGATGCTTGCGGCGAAACCGATCATAGCCAAACCTGCAGATCCGCCATTTTTACCTGCTAGTTTGGATGCGAAGGAAACCATTGCGAAGAGTGTGACCATATCCGTAATGATAGACATGGCTTTATTGACATCGCCGGCGTCCAAAGCAGCCAACTCATCAAAAGATTCCACCAAGATAAGAAGCGCAGCTGACATAGCAAGTAATCCAATTCCAGCACTTGCTGTTTTCTTGCCAAACAATCCACTAAGGATCATAAGAGATGCAAATGCACCAAAGATCAAAGCAAACGACTCGATATTAGCCATGATAGAGTCAACATCAACCATTTTGATTCTATCGAATGCATCTATCAACGCATTTAGCGTTACAACAGCGGCGATCATGGTTAAAGCAGATCCAAATGATGCCCCTCTTGATGTCATTGCCAATAGAGAAAAAGCTCCCATAACAACTACAAGACTAACAATTGTGTCAACAATCTTATCTGTAGGAATTGTGGAGATTTTCAGCATTGCTTCGGCAAGAATAGCCATAGAGGCAGCATACGCAACAAGAGTGATCGAACCCGAGGAAAGCTTCGGCGTAGCCTTTGCCAGCAACGCAGAGAAGGTCACCAGCATTGCCATCATCGCACCGAGTGCAATAATACTAGATCCGATCTTAGTCGCATCTACATATTCCATGCCCTTCAATGCAGCTACCATAATGGCGAGGGACGCAGATAAAGCTACAATCGCCATCGCATTCGACTGGAAATTATCCAGTAGTTTGAATTTTTGCAGTACACTAAGCGCAGTCATGGCCGTTACCATTCCTGCCGCAAAGATCCCAAGAACCGTAGCGGAGCTAATAAGCTTATCTTGATCGAGCATTGTCATCAAAGCCAATGCGCCAACAAGAGTAATGATCATCGTAGCAAACGCCTTGACCTGGAAACTGAATTTTATGGCATCAAATGCTCCTGCGATACTATCGCCAATATCCATGAGCATGTTGACGGGGCTTTTAATGATTTTCAATGCTTTGGCGATCATCAAAGCAGCCCCAACCATAGCGGCAGAAAAAGCCACTACCGCAGCTTCCGCAAAGCCAAAACCGCTAAATTTATCTTGAATAAAATCGAAAAACGAGCCAATTTTACTCTTGACGGATGAAAACTTCTCGGTTATTCCAGAAGTCATGCTGGACACGACTTTCTTTAACCTTTCAAATATCTTCTTTGCATCTCCGATAACTCCATCTATATCCATAAAATAAGACACGACATTATCGCAGAAATCTTCAAAAATTCCATCGAGCGATGCGAGATCAATTTTATCGAGTTCTTTTACTCTGGAAATAAAATCGAGGATGACTTTCTTGCCACCCTCAAAATATCGAGAAATATTTTCTACGTCCGAGCCGAGTTCATCAAAGAATTTCGATACTTCAGGAGTATTCTTCCATTCATTGAACCATTCCTTTGCTAGATCGATCAAAACTGGTATTCCATCGGCCAGATAATCGATGCTATTAGCAAGCACATTATTCGCCTCGAACCAATCATGAAATGTCACAATCGCATCGCCAGCATTAGCCGCAAGTTCAAGCGCACTATCACCAGCAATGCCCAGAACGGAACATAGAATTTTCAACCCACCAGTTGCTATTGTCTTGCCCGTAGATCCGACAATGTCCATGATGGCAAATACACCCTTCAATGCTCGCCCAAGTTCATCTGAATGATCTTTTACGGATTGAAGCATGTTTGTAGAAAAGCTATGTATCTTGGTGATGTTATTTAGAAGCTGTTGCGCGTCGTCTGACGGATCAAATATCGCATCGAACGCAGACTTTGCCGTATCTCCAATCTGAATGACACTTCTTATCGTATTCAAGATTGAATCCAGAATAAGTTCGCGTCCACTTTTCTGTGTTACGGTATCTACCAAATCCCGGCATTTACCATTAAGACCGTCAACGTCAACGGTGATTTCAGAAAACGTAGACCCGACACGTTTTAATGCCGCGATCGTATCAGCATCTGTAATGCCATTCGCAATTAGTCCATTAGCTTCCTGAAACGCCTTTAAGGCAGCCTCAGTTTCAGCTCCGAATTTTCCATCAACGCCATACTTACCAAGATCGTAGCCAAAGTCTTTAAGAGCCTGCTGTAATTCTCGAACACTGGCGCTTGTGTCACCACGTTTAAGAGTATCGGTTAGCTTTTCGAAATCCGCCGTGGTCTTATCGATGTTTACAGATTCGATGGTTCCAGAAAATGAATCCAATGCTTGATTTAGAAAATCTAACGGAATTACTCCGCTTCTAATTGCCTTCTCAAGGGAATCATATTCCTTGATTATCGAACCAATATCATACCCGCTAGATGCAGCAAGATCTTTTACTTTTTGCTCGAAAACATCTGTTTCTACACCAGCAGCATTGATTTCACGAATGAGTTTTGTCCAATTTGAAGTGAGGGCCTCATCCAGCATATTGTTTCGGGACTCAGCAGATCTTTCGATTACTCCGCCGATCAATTTCGATACATCTGTGAAGAAGTCTCTGGCTTCCAGGAAATTACCAACAGCAAGTTCCCAACTCTGAGCCCATCCGGACTGAGCAGATTCTTTCATGGTATCCCACAACTGGGTCCACGTTTTAACTTTTGTTGCTGCATCCTCCATTGCGTGAGCCTCAGCAATCAATGCGTCAGCTTGCTCTTGGGTATATTTTCCGGAAAGCATCATTGCTTCAGCATATTCTGTTGCTCCCTCGACAGTAAATTTCTTGAGAGTATCATTCAGAATATCCGCAGAAATCCAGCCTTCCTGCAAAGACTCTCGGAAAGAGCCGTTTTTCTCGATAAGAGCATCTACATTCACCCCGTATTCACGAGCTGTAGATTTAAGTGCTTCCTGGAATTTCTCGCCACCCATACCAGCATTAACAACGGAGTTCCAGTCCATAAGCTTAACTGTACCGGCAGCCAAAGCCTGTGACAGCTGATACATAGCCGTAGATGCCTGTTGGGAGGTCGAACCAGATGCAGCAGCAAGGTTTGCAATACCCTGTATCGAGGAAGCCGCATCTTCCAGTCCAATACCAGCAGCCGTAAAAGTACCAATATTCCTTGTCATCTCGGCAAAGTTATAAATCGTCTTATCGGCATAGGTATTCAGTTCGTTTAGAACTGCTGTGATGTCTGACATGGTAGTACCTTTACTAGCCGTGTTAGACATGATAGTCTGGATAGCATTTATTTTAGTCTCATATTCACTAAATCCGGTGGAAATAGGATCGATAGTAAGAGACTTTAACATCTGCTCGCCAGTTTGCATCGCTTTATTCGTAATGTTCTGAAGTGCTGTGATGCCAACAATTCCAAGATTACTAAATCTATTAGAAATTGTATCAACACTCCTGGCCAAACCTGAGAAGGTAACTCCATCGGCAGCTTTTTCGAGCTTTGACAAGCTTTTACTTGCGCCATCGAGCTGTAGTCCCTTCTTAAGATTGGACAAAGACTGAATCGTAGTTCTAACGCCATTCTCAAATTTAGCATTATCAAATGTCATTTTTACGATTCTGTTATCGACACTACTCAAGCCGTGGTTACCTCCTTCCATGCCTCACTTGCGAGCTGTTCGAAAATGGGGCGAATAGCAGGATTGATGTAGTCAATACCCTGTACATATCCTCCGGTTCCGGTTCCATGACCGTACTGAATTAGTAATGCAATAGGGTATCCTTGGTTAACATTCGAGTTACTCCAGATAATCTGGTATGAACCACTACCTCCTAAAATCTCATATGTCCATGATGATGCCGTTTCACCGGAGCGAATTGGAGTCGCAGATGCGAGCGCATCGACACCTTTTTGCCCATATTTATTGAGTATCGCCAGAACATTAAAATTTCGCATTTTAGAAAGAAAGTTCTCAGTATTCTTGAAGCTGCCGGCGTGTGTTATCTTGATCAGCGCCATATAACCGGATTAGGAATCCTTTCGATTTTTATCTCTAAGATCCCGATATTCCTCACTTTTGGCAAAATTCTTAGAAGCTTTTTGCGAATATGCGGATTTCTGCTTATCGCTAGAATCATCCATTATTTTCCTGAGATATGCTTCGCCCCTCTTCGCATATTTCTTCTCCAAATCCGACAGCTTTGTTTCGGAAAACTCTTTATCCATGGCTTTCATCCACTTAAGCGCTTTGCCTGCTGCAGCATCCGCTTTGGATCTAGCCTTCTTTTCGGCATGAACACCGAAATCAGTAAAATGAAAACCAGATTTCTTATACAGTTTTTCTCGCGCCTTATCGGCTTTTTTATTAAGCTTGTCGCGCTTCTGGGATGCTCTTTCATATGCCCGTTTGGGATTTCTTCGAACGCCCCATTTCATACCGAGAACTCCGTAATGATAAATATCGTTTTCAATTACAAAATACTCGCTCTGCAAGATATCACTCCTTTCAAAGAGTTTATTATTATCGTCTACCCTTTGGTCCCCCAGGCTTTCCGTCTGGCGTCATTCAGAGCTTTGTACTTAGCAATCGTATCTTTCATACCAACCTTCTTAGGCGGTGAATTTTTTGCTTCACAAACTCGAATCAGGGTTATGAGACGATTCAAATGCCATTTTTGACATTCGAATGGTATTTGCATAGCTATCATCCAATGATAGATAATTTCAGAAGTTATAACCTCTTTGCCAGGCTTCTTTGAACTGTCATCACTAAACCATGTTGCGGTCATAGGATGATTGATATAGGCATCGACTTGTTGAATATTTTCCTTGGTCAATGCCAAATAAACATTTGGATCTACGTTTTGCGTAAGGGTCATGCAACGTATATAATCAATAGATTCTTCAAAAGTCCTGTTCTGCTTTCCAAGAAATGGTTTCCTCCATTTGGATTCCCATTTTGATACAGAGACTAATGAATGCTCCAATTGCAAAGTCGTACGCTTAACATAGATAAACTCCAGATTTTTCTCATCAAACAGTTCACATTCCGGAACAACAATGGAGAGCATTTATAAGCCTCCCTGCGTTTTTTACTTTTCTTCTCCGAGATCCTGGGGCAGAATCTTGTTTGTGAACTCAGCAGCCTTCTCAGCATCTGTGATCAGCTCCATGATGAGCATGGAATAAGCCGGGGTCTGCATAAACTCAGCCAGCAGTTCGGGCTTCTTGATGAACCGACGGCCGTCGTCGGACTTAACACCGTAGGACTGCTGGACAAGATTCTCGAAATGTTCGTACAGCTTCTTGGAGTCCTTCTCGGCGATAATCTTCTGCAGCAGCTTGCGCATACCGCCATATACGCTCATTTCCATACGGACGATCTCGGCTTTTTCCATATGGAAGAAGAAATCCTCAGTTCGCTCGACACCTTCGTAATCGATATAGGTATAGGTTCTTTTGATCATTTGGTTTAGCTCCTTTCAAAAATAAAAGAGAGGGGCTGTGTTAGAGCCCCTCATGAAATGTACTTAAGACTGAGTAGTCTGTTCGGTATTGGTATTACCAGACAGCAGGGCAATAACCTCATCGGGGGAAGGCAGACGAGCGGAAGTATCGTCAAAGCCGTACAGAATCTTCTCCAGTTCGTCCAGCTTAGCCGCATCGAGAGTGGTGGAATCCACAATCAAATGCGCAGAAGGCTTATAAACCTTGCCAGTGGAAGGATCGATAGCGGTGATTGCCACAGGGGTGGTAGACAGCTCCCAAGACATAGTAGTTGCCTCAGGAGATTCATTGACAGTCTGGTTGTTCTTCTCAGACGGTGCTGCGTTAGCGCCGTAGATCAGATGGATCAGATAACCGTAATCAGTACCATCGGTATCATTACCGATCAGGGTACGATAAGACATACCAAATGCCTTACGATTCTGCTGCGTGATGCGCAGGCCAGCAACGGGCTGAGCTTCGCCGTTGCAGGGGGCGAAAGCTTCCGGATAGGTATATGCTTCGACAGTTGCTGCAAAGTCCTCGTTGGACAGCAGATTCAAATACTTCATATTGTCAGCATAGATTGCGGTAGATTCTGCACCGGAAGGCTTCTCGGTTACTGCAGACAGACCGTTCCATGCATGACCAACGGGATACAGGCCCTTTTCCTGAGGATACAGGACGCCTCTATCGACGCCGGTTTCAAACTTACGGGCGCCGACAGCATCCCATACAATGTTGAAAGCCATGGATTTTCCTCCTATTTATGGTGTAATGTAAAAACATCGTGATTAAGATTACCAACCCTGAAATGACGTTCATGCGAACAGCGTGGAAGTGCCGAAATGGCAGATACAATCTCACTATCAGGATCTTTATCAATCACAGTGACATCGTACACCGGTGTTGTTATGTAAACCGCATTGTCAGCAAAAATCGTATTCAGCTTTCTACGCGCATAAACAATCGCCGGGTACTGCATCTTAATGTCCGGGGGAGGTTGAAAGTAGACATTGCGACTTCCAAGAATATCTTCGAAGATTGTTTGAAGCTCTTCTCTATTTCGCATTGTATATGCCCCCTAAAGACAAAATCAGTCTTGGATGCTGAACATCTACGTTGATAACTTTTAGTTTAACACCCTTATAGACTACATAGCGGATATCATAAAAATGTTCATTAGCAAAAGCATCCGCAACAATGCTAATTTCATTAGACGTAGTGATGTTATCATGCACCTGATCTGTTGCTTGGAGCCGTCTGGTATTGCGACGCATATTTCCAGACGCTTTACGTTCGGTAAATTCTTCGGCCATCACTCCGGGTTTGGTTTCAACCAGTTTTGCATAGCCGACCATGCCTCGAAATTTAGCCATTTAATTCACCTCAGTATTCCATTTTGAATCAGACGGTGGGCTCTTCCACGACAACGGAAGTGTAAGAATTCTCACCAGCCGTTACGGTCGCAGTATCACCGGAGACAGAGAAAGCGGTTGTCATAGTCAAAGCACCAGAAGCACCGACAATGAAGGCACCAAGCAGGAAGATCTCTCGCAGGGAATCCTTGGTCACAGGCTTCTTGAAATCGGCATCGTGGTACAGCTTCTTATCAGCATTGGGGTACAGCAGAACCGCCTTGACGTGCTTCTCGTCAAGAGTTTTGTAGACGAAATTATCCATTTACAGTTCCTCCTTTACGAATCAGGCAGCAGAAGCAGCAACAACCTCTTCAACGGCCATTGCGGAGTAGGGAACGGTCAGAGCACCGGAGCAACGGGTCTCGATCAGGTACTTCTCAGCATTGTAGTCGATGTCGAAGTCCTCGAACATGTTGACTGCGCCGCCCTTATCGGCACCAACGTTGTAGTCGTTCAGGTTAACGATCAGACCCAGCAGGTTATGGGTATTGCCATCGACAGAGCGAGATGCACCCTCCATAACAGGAACGGTAACAATCTCATTGACGCGCAGAGTACGAGCCAGCTTCTCGACGGAATCGTAAATCACACGACCGTTATTGTCTTCCAGCAGCAGGCAATCGGTCAGCATGTCCTCAGTGGTGAACAGATCGGGGCTACCGGAACCCTTATAGTTCTTACGGGCCTTGATGACGGAACGGATGAACTGCTTGGCACGCTTGTCAGCAGTATTGTAGACAGCTGCATCGATGGTGACCTTGATGGTGAACAGATCGTCATCGGTCCAGATAGGACGAATATTCTGCTCGTTGATCTTGTCATCGCTGGAGGGATCGCGGCCGTCACCAATCAGGTAAGCGCGTGCCAGTTCCTCATCCAGCATACTGCGCATCTCGCCCTTCAGCCATGCCACAACATCGAAATCGTTGATGTCGATGATATCGTCACGATGCATCTTCTGCTTCTTGTAAACGGTGGTGGGCTGGGTGGTACGCTTGATCAGGCCGAAGAACTCTTCCTTCTTCATGTTACCCTTGATGTAACCCTTGGCACGGGCATCATCTTCGGTGATGTCAGCAAACAGGGAGCGGATACGGGAGAAGGGAGTGTGGTGTACCTTCTTCATGACCTTAGAGACCCAGGCGGTGTCTCTCTTAATGAAGATGGGTGCGTGGTCCAGGTTCTTGTGATCGGGGAACAGATAGTCGATCTGCTCGATACCATGCTGCAGGAAGCTCTCTCTCATGGAGCCATGGCGCTTGGAATCCTTAATGGCGTCCATGATCTCAGCATGGTTCAGCTCGTTACCCTGTGCACCGGTCTTTTCGAATGCATTTTCTTTCACGGGGTTGCCTCCTTCAAAATTATGTTTGATATCTTCATCGGGGTCGTCCTGTCCTTCCAGGATCATACCGACGACTGCGGTAACAGCATCCATCTGCTCTTCATTCAGAGTAGACAGAATTTCTTTGAGGGACTTATCCTCTTTCTTATCAGAGGGTTTTTCCTCATTTTCAGCGTGTTTGACATCGATCTCGGCAGGTTCATCTGCATGATGAATACCATACTCTTCACCGCTATGAATGATGGCTTCATCCTCGCAAGTTTCACCATGCTTGATGGTAGATTCGATGAACGCGCCAGGATTGGCGCCTGCAAGGACCAGACTTACTTCACGAATTTCGCCGTGAATCACATCGGCACCCTGCTGCTTCAGCTGATTTGCGCAAATGGACAGAGACCTAATATCACCATGCTCAACCAGCTGCTTGGACAGCTGACCCTTGGGGGTATCATTGAACTGACCATAGGTATACACGCCATCTGCGTGATTCAGAAGAAGCGCTCTACCGACAACATAGTCGGGAGAATCATGCTGGTGGTTCCAGACAAGAGGAACGATCTTACCATCGTTATGCTTGAATGCGTTCTGTTTGATGGTTCTACCATCAGAACATTTCAAACCGGTTCTGGTAGCCCAGCCATGGAAATCAGACTGTTCAGGCAGCAGTTTGTTCTCCATTTTGAGTTTCCTCCTTTGGGGTTGTAGTTTTGGGATTGGCTACTTTTGTATTAGCCTTAGGTTCACTCAGATTTTTGTTTCTGAGCTCATCAGCTCTGGGATCTTTGGACGGCTTCCAGCCCATCTTTTGACGAATCTCATTGGAAGATGCAATCTCGTTGCGAGTCAGCTTATCGCCGATCTCAGCAATCTGCTCGACGGGAACGAGCTTAAACGGATCTCTGAAATACATGATCGTATTCTTCTTAGTCCGCGCCGTTTTGGTGAGGAAGGTGCGAATCATCTCGTCAACTGCAGTTGCTACAATCGGCTCAATGGTTCTGGTAAAGTAATTCAACATCGTTTGTTCATCCGCGGTTCCATCCATGATGCTCTGAGTGATACCTAACTGGCCATATAGCATACTCGTAAGGTATTCAATCTGCTTCATCAGATTGTTTTCCACAGGACGATTCAACTGAGTGATTCTTTCAGAACCATCGGTGTAGGCAACGCCATACTTGGAGCCGGAAAGCTGTTCTTCCAGTTCAGCACGGCGACGCTCCGCTTGATCTCTGCGAGTATCGGATTTGACTACATAAGGAAGCTGAATGATTAAATCCAACTTACCAGAGCCGCTTTGTTCGTCGATTGCATCCAGAAGATTCAGCTTGTGAATCAATCTCTTAACAACCGAGTTCTTCTCGTTCATTACTGAATAGAAGGGATTCTCCATGATAGCGGCATTTTTCTTATGGTAGATAAGTTCCTCTTTACGACCAGTTCTGTCGTTGTAGACCTGAACTTTTACATTCTGGGGATACCATTCTACGATTTTGCCAACGCGAAGACTTTCGATTGTGTAGGAACCAGTTTCATCAGGATTGGTATCTGTATCAACCGGGACCACTGCAATGACGCCTTCGTCAAGCATAGACATAAAAAAATCCTGCCGAAATGCTCGTCCGGTCTGATCTATATTTGCCTCGACATTGAGACAATAGTTCAAACCAGAATCGACATCCGACAGGTACCGATCATCTTCATCCAATTTTACATGTTTGATTTCAATGCTGGCCGCATCGATTGCCATTCGGTTAATAATAGCGGTCACGATAGACTGCTCATTACCTCGACTAAGGCGATTACGGTCCGGTCTATAGCCGGAGCCAGCTCCGATGTCCCTGTAAACATAGGTGGGCGCTCTACTGAAGAAAGCGTTCCATGCATGTTTCAGCCAGGAACGAGGTGACTTGTCCATTTTGAATTTTCCTCCTTGAAATTGGAGATAGAAAAAGACCCCTTACCAATTAAGGCAAGAGGTCTACAGATTAAATCATAGATTTCATCATGAAAAACAAGATAATCAATGCGATGAGGCATCCTAAGATTGCAATTAGTGCGTATTTATCTTTTTGTGCCTCTGGATCTTTTTTGTATTTGGCAACCTTTACATCTCGTTCAGCACGAATTTGTTCGATATCTCGATCAATCTTTTTTCGTTCATACTTTGACGCACTTCGAATTTTCTCAATCTTAACGCCGTCACTCTCAAGAACAATCTTTTTAGAGCCGCAGTAAGGGCAAGAAATTACTTCACGAGATTCATCGATTTCCATTACACCATCGCAATCTTCGCAACGGAGTCTTACGATGTTTGATTGCTGAGTTCTACCAACATGAGATCCGCACTGATTACAAAATTTGCTATTGTCTGGAAGTTTTGTACCGCACTGTGAACAGAACATGATTAGCACCTCTTTCTATAACGTTGTGATTATCATAACATACGAAAAGGGGTTTAGCTAGTCTAATTATTCAAAAGAATCCTTGTTATGCTTATATGCGATGTAAGCATCCATCATAGCCGCGACGGCATCGATCTTATTCTCATATCGCCGCTTCAAAAGTTTACGGTTGCCATTGGTATCTTCCATAGCGATGCAATTACCCATTGCGAAGGTCATGAGATCTTCGTCAAACAGGAGCGCACGCTGCTCGGAAAGTTTCTTAAGTTCTCCCAAAGGAACAGATTCGGTCTTAGCGCCCTGAATGACTTTTTCAACAGCATACCCACCATTTTCACGTTCCCAACGTTCAACGAATTCCTTAGCATTGTAAGGGTCGTATCCAAAAGCTCGAACGTCATAGTCGCAGTCGATAATATGCTTATCAAGATCATCATACACTTCCATCATGTCAAGAACTGTGCCATCCATGACAATGAGGCTTCCTTCTTCCATGAACTGATCATACTTAATCCGCATGGCGGCAGGAAGTTTCATGAGTGTAAGCTCGGAAATATAATTTCGAGTCTTGATACCGAAGCGACCATCACCTAAAGGAAACATAAACGTGAAAGCGCAAAAGTCATCGCCCTGAGAAAGGTCGGCACCAAGAGCGCAAGGCATACGCCAATATGTTCTTTTTCTATGCGGTAAAGTTTCCTCATAAGTAAAGAAATATGTATAGCCTTCCATGGGAAGACCAAAACGCTTTGCCAGAATATCGTTCTTTGCAGCGGGTGCTTTCTCAGCGCGCTCAACATCAAGCTGATAGGTTTCATAGGTAACCGTCTTGCCGATGTTCGGATTAGCTTTCACATAAAGTTCGGGGTAGGCGACCTCGTCTTGTGAGTCCAGTTTATACCACCAAATGGATACATGAGGATTGACATAATCGCCTTTCAGGATCTCCATCAACTCCATTTTGATTGTATCGCCGGGACCGTTACGAACAGTACCCTCGGAACTGATTGCTACAATCAAATAGTCATCGATTTTAGATGCACCCTGCTCAATAGCACCAACAACATCCTCTCGAACATCGCCGGACAACCATTCGTCGACAGTTGCGATCTTGCAGCGCAAACCCTGAAGCTTATCGATACTCATTGGTCGTATTTCAAGAAGCGATCCGGTTAAGAAATTTTCGATACCCTTCTTGGTAGACGCAAGCTTAACACGTTTCGACTTCGAACCAGTTGTATTTTGGAGAGAACCGTCCGTCAGGAACCTGAAAAGAGGTCCTCGCGCTCTGGTGATTGAGGTGCGAATTGGCGACAACACCTCTTCGGCCTGCTTCATCGTCGGTGCTGTGGTGATTTGATGCGTCGTAGTAGTATCAACATTCAGAAAGTAGCTCTGAATGCAAGAACCATACATGGACTTTGCTGCGCCACGAGCAACGATTAGATACTGCTTATTGATAAGCCGTTTCTTAATGGATTTGGTCACATATCGACCGCCATGGCCATCCGGATTCGGCTCATACACACTTCGTTCGACGAAGTAATACCAACCTAGAACCTGTTCAGCCCAAAGCTTGAAAGAATCGAGAAGATTTAAGTCTGAACCATCGGTTAACGTTAGCTCATTTTCGCAATAAGCAACGAAACCTTCGACGACAGAATCGTCATAAAAAACACCAGGATTTGCAATAAGATCATCGATGCGGTTCATCTCCATCGAGATCTCTCTGCAAACAGGGATTTCACCTCGAATTACGGCATCCCGAAAGAGTCCGTAATACTTCGGTACAGCCGTATTCGATAATGCCATTTAATCGTCTTCCTCGTCTTTCTTCTTTCGATCAGAGGCGAGCTTCTTTATAGTATTTTCAGCGTTAGCACGCTTGATATACTTCTGAAGCTGGTCGTCGGAGATATCGTCAAGGTTTCTCATAACCTTATCAAGATCTACCTTGTAGGACTTCTTAGGCTCACTTTCGCCAAAGAGTTGTTTGCGGAGAGCTTTCATCATGGGTTTCTGACAGAACTCATAGACTTCGCTAACTTTTCTACCAGCTTTCAGAACAGCATCAATTTTGTCATAAGCTGTTTTCTTCTGTCTGGCAGCAGCCTCGCCAAGTCTTCGTTCAGTATCGATACGATCGAGACGCTCTTTGATTTCGGATGTGGTAAGAAGCGATCGATTATCATAAAGTTCCTTTGCATTGGTTCCTTTAAGAATACGAGCCTTCTTCTGTTCGGGGGTTTCCTCTTCAACCTTAGCGCCCCGCTTTTTAGCAGCTCTTCGAAGCTGGGCTTTAGATCTGCGGACACCCCATTTCATGCCAAGAACTCCGTAATGATAGAGTTCATACTCCATTTTGATCTTTCACCTCCATAAAGGAAAAGAGCCATCTGAAATACTCAGACAGCTCCTAAAAAGATAATATTAAGTTTTGTTAGCTTTTTGCGGTATCGACCGCGGTGCTGATTCTCCACTCAAGTTTCTCGATTCGCTTCTCCATAGAAGCAATGAGAGCAGAAGATTGAGGTGGATCAAACACCAGTTTAACACTCAGATAAACATAGTCGATAACGAATGTGAGTAATTTGCTTCCGCCAATCAGATCTCTCCAAGTAGGAATGTCATCCGCAATGATATATCCTTCCTCGGGACCAACGCCAAGCTGAGCCAAATCAGCCAATGTGGAATTGATGTGAGAAACGACATCAGTGTCGAATGAGTCATCATCTTCCTCTATATCGAGAAGTATCTTGATAGTTAACAGGATGCTTTCGTCCACTGTCATCACCCTTTCGCCATGGACAAGTATCAAATTTGGTTCTAATCACAGGATCAAGGACGAGTATGGTTTCATCGCCATAGTGAATGGCGTCATGGGTGTTTTTAATGGTACAGATAAGATACTCAGGATCTAGCAAATATCTAGTTCTTTTAACGACATCATCTATCGTTATAGGATTCATATGATGAACGATTACTCGCTCTCTTATCTCTCTTCCTTCGATTCCTAAATCGCAAGCCTGATCTCTGATTATGATCCAATCTCTAATATCGAGCCATTCTTCAGATTTGTAAAATGTCTGATTCAAATATCGCTCGACGCCAAAAGTCTCTTGCC